AATACATTAAATTTTTCTGTTAATGCTGACAGTAATTCCTGATACTGTTTTTCCCGCTCTTCCTGTCTTGCCGAAAACTTGCTATTTTCAGGACTTCTCACTGTGTTTCAAATACTTTTTCATTTTTGTGATCTAAATTAACAAAAGTGCCGCAAACCCTTAGATTTACGGCACTTTCAACGCGCTTACACTTTATATGAATTTGTCTGAATTAGAATTTACCAGCTTTAGCAGCTTCCTCGATGGAAACAGAGAATACCGTATTTAAAGGGAATATTGGTGGTATGGTACAAATAAATGACAAACATACTGCTATTATTCCCTTTCATTTACTATTTATCGACCAAATATTTTTGCAAGTCGTCTCTGGCTTCTTTCATGGTCTCTATCCCATTACCGGTAATTTCATGATTGATAATTACCAGCAAACATTTTAGAATCATGTGGTTGGATTCTTCATGCTCTTTGAGACGCTTATTATCATTATCAAGAAGCTCGCTGTGCCTATCAACAGTCTTTTTCAAATCATCGTTTGGTTTACGAATTTCCTTGATAATTTTAACCACACTCCATAGGCCAGCTATTAATGTACAAAGCCACATAAGCTGACCTGATGTAATAGCGAACTCAGTCATCGAGGTCCTCCTTAGAATCATCGGAATCACCTTCTACAAATGATTTGAACGCCTGATGAAAGCCTGTAGAAGCTAATCCCATTAAAGCCCCATACACGACATTTTCAATGGTCCAACCGCTGACAAAGCCATTCAGCACAGCCCCAATTACTGCTAAAATAGCCGGAATATCATCGTTTGGAATTTTGTTAAGAAATGTGGTATGTTTGATTATGTACCCTACAATAAGGCACGCCACCACTACCACTACTACAAAATATTTTGTTAATGCTGTAAAATCCATAATTATTCCTCCTTAATATTAAGAATAGATTCTATTTTAGACAGACGCTCTTCCTGTCTATCCAATTGTTCTTTTTGTAACTGAATCAATTTAAGCATTGCCGGAACAAGTTTTTTGGGGTCCCAATCAGCTACTCTTTTTTTCTCGTCATAACGAACTGCTTCTGGAAAATACTTTTCAACAAGTTCAGCATAGAAACCCGGTATAATACGTTCACAATCTTGATCCCCCTCTCGAAGATAACCTGGTTTGTATTTAAAGTAAACCGGACGCAAATTATAAAGTTTTTCTACATCCTGTTCGCCCATGAAGGAGTTGTGGATTTTAAAACGTTTTGAAGATCCGGACTTCTTAACTACAAAACAGCCTCCGTTCATAGTAGCTGCAGTCAAAACAAGATCCGTCCCAGATCCGCTCGATATGCCTTTGAATTGAACAGCTGCTGCTGCTGTTAGTTTTTTTTTAAAATATGCATTATTGGCATAATTATATGAATAAACTGTATTTGCATATATGTTATTTCCAGATAAAGCAGCATAATTCCTTGATTTTCCTGCTTCTGCAAACAGATTATCTATTCTAGTTTTTATGATACCTTTTTTTGCGTTAAGTTCTGTGTAGTATTCAGCAGATGGTGTAATTAAACCGTCTGTGGCGTTGCTGTCAGAATCTGAATCAAAATCACTAGCGTTTGCGTATAATTTCCCATTAATTCTGTCAGCAGTCCAACCGCAAAAAATACCACTATCAATATAACTGGCCTTCAAGTAGATTTTTCCGTCGCTTCCTTTATACATGAAGTCGGTATTCTGTTGCAACAAAAGCGCCCATATCTCAGCAGATGATAAATTAGAACCATCTTTACCATACGAACCTATAATGTGAGGAGTGGTAGTTTCGGTACTTCCATCAGTGTATGTGGTTTTTTGATATGTCCACAGATATCTTGAATTAGAGCTCGGTGCTGTGAAAGTTTCACTCCAACCTGAGGTGTATGTATAGATTCCATACGTACTATTGTTAGCTTGATAAAAGGTTTGTATTTTAGAAATACCTTTTCCATCTTTACCATTTGTGCCATTGGTTCCATCCTTACCATCATCACCTTTGATTTTAGCCCAAGTATAAGAACCCACAGATGTCGGGTCAGAGACATTGTAGTCAGTACAAGTCCCGATATACGCCCCAACAGTTTCACCGCTATTTGAAGTAAATGTCTTTCCTCCATCGTTGGAATACTTAACATGGAAATATGTAGTCTTACCATTTACACCATTAGTACCGGGTGTACCATTGGTTCCATCAAGGACTTCCTGAGTATGAGTTCCATTCTCGTCAACTATCGTGATTGTTGTTTTTCCATCCTTTTTCGTAACGGATACCGTTGGAGAAATTCCATCTTTACCATCATCACCTTTGATTTTTACCCAAGTATAATCTTCTACTGAATCGGAATCTTCTTTCACAAAATCAGTATATGTTCCGAAGTAATCGCCGACATCTTCTCCATTATTCGAAGTGAATGTTTTACCACCATCGTTTGAATATTTTAAATGAAAATACGTAGTCTGTCCGTTTGTTCCGTTTGCTCCTGGTGTACCATTAGTACCGTCAAGAATTTTTTGGGTGTAAGTATGTGATTCATCTTTTGTAACAATCGTTACGACACCGTTTTCCTTAGTGACAGTAATTGTAGGAGACACCCCGTCTTTTCCTTCAATCTTAACCCAAGTGTAATCAGACACAATATTCGAATCTGCTTTTATATGGTCAGTATAAGTTCCAATATATGCTCCAGCTTTTTCACCAGCATTATCGGTAAACGTCATTCCTCCATCGTCAGAATATTTAACATGAAAATAAGAAGTTTTACCGTCTTCTCCTTTCGGACCTGGTGTACCATTTACACCGTCAAGGACTTCCTGTGTATGAGTTCCGGTTTTATCGGTAATGGAAATTATCGTCTTGCCGTCCTTCTTTTCAACCGATACGACTGGCGATACCGCATTTTCTCCATCTTTACCATATCTTTGTTTGCATACAGTAAATCTCCTTTTAACTGTGGAATCATTGTATAAAGCAGTAAACTCGATATAACAATTATCCTCGGTTAAACCTGTTACAGTATATGTGAAAGTCTCAGCATCCCATTCTCCGATAACACCTTTTCTTAAAGTTGGCTGAATTGTAGCTTCTGCGGTGACATCATTATTTCCAGACATAATGGTTATGGTTGTCTGGCAATTCGGAAAGTCACCAACCACGTTACCATCTGAATCTGTAGCAATCCCCTGATATTCATTACTAAGCAGCATAAACACAGTGGATGCATCGGAAATTAATCCATTGATGGTCTCAGCAACATCTTTGTCACCAAGCATAAATGCGTTTGGATCAATGTAAACGTCACCAGTATTTTCATCGATCTTGAAAGTTTCTTTTCCGCTGTTATTAGTAGCTGTAAATCCTCTTGTATTAATCCATTTTGACTGAATACCGATAGCATAGAGAATATTCAGAACGGCATCTCCATTACTATCAAACCCCGCTTTCCATGTTTGTCCGCCATCAACCGACAAAAAGAACCCTTCAATACCTGTCTTATAGATGATTTTGGATTCGCTAAGATTCGGTCTATCATGTCTATATGCTATGATAGATCCATCTTCAGTTTTCTCTTCTGTATAATAGAACCCAAGAGTGTTAGCAGCAAGCTCGTTCATTTGAGCGAGTTTTACATCATATACATCTAATGATTGATCTACCGCATCACCTATCTCTTTTTTAGCGTCATCAACATCGCCAAGTCTTGCCGCTGGAGAAGACATGTTTCCGGTAACAACTGCCTCATGCCCTCCAACAACAACCATGACTCTTTCGCCATCTTTGACGTTAACACTTGATGAGCAGGGCGTGAGAAGATCTGAACCGTCCAATTGAACATAGTTTTTATCGCCGTTTACTTTGATTGTTCCGTAGAGAGTAGTGTTTTGAGAAATGTGTCTATCGTCATTTGTCACTTTAGCAAAATCATCTATTATGACTTTTGATAATTCCACACGATCACCTCCATAAGTTCTTTGTAAACACTGCTGTTTCTGTAACTTTGCATCCCGGTTTACATGTAATTGATTGTTTTGTTATCTTGGCTTTAACTCCATTTATTCCTGCTCTTGAATAATTTAATCGGACACAATCCCCAAGTCTCACAGGACAATAGCCATGAGAAAACGATACGGTGTAATCAATCGATGATAACTGTTCAAGGAGATTCCTCGCATAAATTTCAATCTGACCCTCGGTTGGTTCACCGGCAAATTCTGGATTCGTCACTCGATGAGTTATTTCTCGTCCTCTATTCACCGTTGAAACCGGACTGTTTGGATCATCATTCACAACTCGCGAATAATAATTATCATTTGTTCCAGAATAAGATACTTCTACGACATTTGGAATACCATACATATCACGATTTGTACTTATATCTGGATAAAGAATAGAGCCGTCGTCATCATTAAATTCCCAGACCGGTTGCAGACAATCTACTTTCTGATCCGGCATAAAAATGATTCGACCTAATTCATCGAGACCGTAATCATATTTCGCATTTGCTATAAGATCCTTATTGAATGTGAGCCAAGTATCGTCGGTGTTGGCTACAAAATCAGAGTATAATTTTTCATCAATAGATGTCGGTATAACCGGTGCTCTAACTTGCTCTCTTGTGAGACGATAAGCATAATCCATAATATTCGAATCTTTCATTATCGAATATCCCAGTGGAGGCAAATTCTCTTTTAGTTCTAATAAAGGTGTATACGCATCGATTGGAACCTTTGTATACTTACCATCGAACTCCGTTTTCTGAGTCTGAACGAGAAAAGCTCCCATAGGGAACCTTTCTGTAATTCCATTTTGACGAGTAACAAGATAGGGTCTGATATAACATTCCCCAACTGAATCACTTATATTAAATGTTGCAGAACCGAGCGTTTCAGCCTCCAAATCTCCATCAATTGTGCCGTCAAGTATATTGTCGAGTTTCTTTTGGTCACGCCAAGTACCAGGGTCTACAATATAATATTCAAAAGATTGTTCCATTGATTTGGTCCAATCTGGCATATTAAATCCCTCCCTCAACTCTAGTTACTTTTATTGTAACTGGGACTACCCCATTTTGATGCTTTTTGCTTACTGACGCATTAACATGAGCCCAATAACCGCTTCCGCTTGATTCTCTGACATATACATCTCCTTGATATGCAGCTAATCTTCTCAAAGCATAAAGAGTCTCTACATCTCTACGCGGAACATCAGTATTCCAACTTGCAGTTTGTCCGACCTGAGTCCCATAGTAGCTCACCGGATGTTTTCGACCTATGTATTCGACAAGCGATACATCTGAATCGCTATCGTCTGACACGTCTACATTATATGGTAGCCTCACCATTGAACCAGACCAAGGACGTTCAGCATACGTGTCATTTTCATTTATTTCAGATGTGATATAGTTCTGCCATTGCTCTTCCCACTGGATAATAATTCCAGATTCGTTGATAGGATAGCCCGGCATATCGTAATAACTGATAGCCCCAGTTGATTTAGATTTAGCCACAACACGATATCGTCCGAAATCCAACGCAGGGTGTGGATCAGTAACAAACCGATTCGATGAATTTTCAAGGTCGGATGCAATTTCAACAAACTCTCCATCAAACTGTCTTCTATATACTGCAAGAGTAACGTCGCTCACAGGATCATTATTTTTATCAAGACAATATGGTCTGATAAGAAATGAATATGTCTCTGGACTGTATGCCATCTCAGCATTAACCGAATAGGTCATTTCGGTCCACGCTACTGTGAAATCTTCATTTCTCTCTGCCGATAATCCTGAATCCATGGCAACCGAACAGATAACTCGATAACTAACATTATTCTGAAGATCGATGTTCCCAGCATGTAATTCAAGTAACAGTTCTCCGCTAGTGTCATAATATCGTGAAAATATCTCCTGACCTTTAGCAACGATAATCGCCATACCAGTTTCGTCAACCGTATTATATCCTTCCAAAGCCACTACTGATACGTGGTATCCAAGAACTTTCTGAGTGCTCGGACCACCTATTCCTTTAATATAGAAAGGAAATGACGTAATAGTAGAAATATCACTTCCGGAAGAATCTGTCACATTGAGTTGTAACGTGGCGGGCGCATAAATGTTTACAACTCTCTGGACAGACCATTCTCCGTAATTTCCAGTAATTCCCATAGTTCGAACACGCCATTTTAGAGTGGTTCCTTCACTCCATTTTGACGTATCTATCTTCTTACTTTTAGTCTTATCTTTATCATCGCCTGTTGCTGTATTCACGATGGTTTCGGTTGTGGTAGTTCCATCGACATTCAACTCAAGTTCCGCCTGCTTCTCCGAAGAGCCATCTGTAGCATTGTGTACCCAATAAAGAACAAGCTCCTCACCAACTATAGCAGTCGTAGTCGATGACCATGTTGTAGGAGCTGTCGGATCTTTACCAAGGGTTATTGATTTGATACTACTCCAAGGAGAATTTCCTTGATCATTTGTAGCTCTGACTCTGAAGAAATATGTCTGTCCTAACTCAAGACCAGTTACTTCAGCATGACTGATATTCGACGGAACAGTTTGGCTTTTGACTTCATTAGGGTTACTGTCAAAATATCCCTGTCTCGTAGTATATTGAATTTCATATCCGGTACAGTTTTTAACACCAGTCCAATCGACCAGTACACCTGTTTCTGAAAAAGCTTCGAGACGAGTAATCTCACCAACTCCAGTCGGAACAGTACCTTCATTTCCGGAATATTCAGACCAGTCGCTATGCTGGTTGCCCTTCCACGCTCGGCATTTAACCTTGTATTTTCCTCCAGCATCAATGGTACAAGTCATTGACGCGGCATTTTTGTTAACTTTTGTTTTTACAGAATAATATTTAGTTTTATCATCCCGTACAACATACCATTCGATTTGTTCTGTATCAGAATTAACATTAGCAAGTGATGCCGTAAGTTTATATTTATTACTAATTGTGACTGACGGAGCCGACGGAACAGTTGGTGGATTATTTTCGAAACTATATTCTCTTAAAGTTGTCCACTTGGCTGTCCAATATGCTGCGGTATAATTTCCAATCTTACGACTGTCGGCTATAGGAAGTATTTTTACTTTTACTTTTGTCGCATTGGATGGTGCGTTATATGAAGAATATTTATTCTTTATCTTGGCATCACTACCGATAAAAGATGTTCCCTGACCTGTGAAATAATACCAAACAACACGAAATTCTTTTGTATGTAGCTGATTCCACGTCCATTTTATAAATACGTTTCGGGTTGTACCTTTCTCAAGCCCAAATTCAGTGATTTGAACTTGGGCACTGAGATTGGTTGTATATTCAGAGCCATCAGTAAAAACATCATTTAGTGAAGATGAACCAGATGTGCCGTCTGAAAACTGAGACATGACTATCTCCTCCTCTCTATCTTAGCTGCTCTTACCAATGTTTCGATAGCTTCTGAAACAGCACTGCCATTATCATAAGTAATTCCAGAAATGTTATTATAAGTATTTCCGGCATTACCGATACTCTTTTTAAGTCCATTAATGGCATTTACCACATCTTCATTATTTCCATTTTGACGATTATCCATCATTCCGGAAATAGCTCGGATGTTTGTCATTGGTGTTACTGACGGATTATTGAACATACTTGTGATTCTGGCAGCTCCGGTTTGAATATCGGTTAAATCAACTACCGGCGTGATTACAGGAGCTACCATAAATGCTCTATCGAAAAATCCTCCATCGTAAACTCTTTCTCCTGAATCTTGTGCATCGTACTGCAAGAGTTTGCAACGGTACCCACTTTGTATGTATCAAATTCTTTCCACCAATACAATGGCGCTGTAATTCTCACATATACCGGCATCATTCTCATATACTTTCGATGCTCTGTACCTGCATTGGATAAGCGCTGCATAAGAGAGTGGTCTGCTTCTTTAAGTTTAAACACCTTATGAGATGCTTTATTTTCAAGATAGAATTCGTGAGAAATATAACTATCACTCTTCTCCCATGAGTTCATCGGATTTCTCATACCCTCAATAATAAACTCCATCTGCTCTGGACTTGCCAGACCTACATTTTCTATTTTAATCATTTCTTTATACCCCTTTTCTTACAATATCCAGCTTTACAGCCACCGCCTATAGTAAATCCAAAATAAGATTTATGAGCTGGTTCCCAATATTTACAAGACAAACACTGCTTATTTGGCTGAATGAGATTTCCGCCTATACCTATATGACTCATTTTTCTCTCCTTTCGTAATCCTTGCATCCCTTGATTTTCTTTTTAATAACTCTACCGTATTCGACATTACACCAAATTCCTTTATAATTGATGCAGGATTTAGTTTTATGATCGGTGCAATTATGTCGACAATCATGACACAATGATTTACTCATTTCTCTTCTCTCTCTCATAACTTAAAAGAGCGCCGCAATTATGGCACTCGATTCTCTTTTTATTTCCATGCTGTATTACTTGAATCATTGTTTTTATCCATCCTTTCGATGGTAATATCCTGTTCCTTTACACTTTGGGCATTTTCTTCCCGAAGTACTTAAACCAGTTCCACCGCACTTAGGACAAATGTCAATTTCGTCAGGTGGCATTGGTTTACCTTGATATTGTGGCATCCATTTCTTAATCATTCACTTTTTCACCCCTCCACGTAAAAATAAATCTCAATAGCCGAGTTTAATACTTCGATATTATTACTATCCCATAAAGCCTTACCATTCGTGATATTGGTTACATCACCGCCGCTTTTCGTAGTAAATCGTACATAATATCTAACATGTACAGATGGAACAATTGGCGTCTTACTTCCGTCCGGATTGGTGAAAATGCGAAGATTAGACGTAACAATCTTTCCGTCTTTCTCTTTACATTTCATATTGCAATTGACCCCGGCTGACATATCTCCGAATATTCCGTTCTGTACTTTAAGCTGCTTCTCAATTCCCTCCAAAGCTCTGAGAATTTTCTGATCGTGTAAATCTCTGGTTGCCATAAATAGTCTCCTCCGTAATAATGATTATTTCTTTTTAGGTTTGAAATAGACCGGTTTCTCTGAATGTTCATTCATAGGAACACCTAAACATTCGTTACATGGATCTTTCTCCTCATGTGTATCTGCTTCCTCACACAGAGGACAATACTTTGCGAAATTAAATTCCTTATATATGTATTCCATTCTATACACCTCCATTTTTCACAGTCAACTGAGAATATAATTTCAAAGCTTCTTCTCCCTGAAATGCGTTAACAATCTCCATCTCCTGTGTGGGTCTCTTCCTTCCGACAATTAATACGGTATTATCTTTACCATTCGTTGTATCAATACTGATAATCAGGCTATCTACCATTTCAATCCTCCTTCAAAATAACTCGTCCTTCTTTAAGACTTTCTTGTACATCAATCACTCTCTGGTTTGTACTGCCAGCCCAGTGATATTTGACGTCAGCGAGTTCCTGTTTAAATTCTCCATCAACCAAAACATCGACCCATCGCATTCCTGGCAAATCTTTAACCTCTTCCCACAAATATCCGGTATAAACCCAGACTGTCTTTCCCGGAATATATTGCTTGATATATTTAGCTAAATGAAATATAGTGACACGATTCTCAGGAAGTAACGGATCACCGCCTGAAAATGTTACGCCACTGATATGTTTTTTATACAGATGATAAAAAAGCTCCTGCTCTGCGGCATATCCAAAATAGATTCCGCCGGACGGATTCCAAGTTATCGGGTTTTGGCAACCATCACAGTGATGATCACACCCTGCGACCCATAAAACTGTTCGAAGTCCATCACCATTCCGCATATCATCTGTGGTTATATTATGATAGTTCAATCAAACCACCTCCATTTTTATAAATATTTATCTTTAATGTAATGTTTGAGTATGGATGTTTTATACTCTCTGAAAATCCTTATGGAAAGAAGTTCAACATATTCATCCAACATCATGCTATATAACGCATAATCAAACTCGTATAGTGTATGGTTCCATATTAAAGAATTTGATCGTATGGTTACTTGAATAGATGACAAACAGTCTATTTTATAAACTTCGACAGTTCCATATACCATACACTCTAATACTTTCTTCAATTTTTCCATTAAAATACAAGCATCCTTGTCCGATAACATTTTATATAACACCTCCTAAATATCCCCATTTTCTTTAACACTATAGTAAGTTTCCGAACCAATCATCATGAAATCTTTCATAGGAATGTCTATTAACTGCCCAATTTCATCAATAGTTTTTGCAGCATCGATATCTAGTTTACTGGGAGTCGGATCTCCAGATGGATGATTATGAACGACAACAAATGCTCCCGCATTAAGTATAAGAACTTTTTGAGCTATACCTCTTCTGTCAATAACACAAGTACGATTAGTTCCAATACCCATCTCAATGAACGATTTAAAATGCATTTTGAAATCGAAAATGAGTAAAAATACATGTTCTTCTGCATAAGTGTCCAGTTTAAGAGTTTTACATAATTCATATACCTCATCCGGATTTCTGAATTGATGATTCGAATTGTAACTATCCACCCTTTTGGACCAAACTTTTTCGAAAGCGACCAATCCGTTTTCATCCAACCTTGTCTCATATTTTCTTGCAATCATGGTTCTCCTCCAGTCTAAACAAAATTAAAAGACCCAACGTATTTAACGCTGAGTCCTTTAACTCATTTGAAAAATTGTGTCATTACAAATTTCTTATACTTTTGTACTACCTCGTAAGCTGCGTAATCTGTAGTCAATCCATTAAGCATTCTATTTGCAAAGTCAGTAAATGACATATCAAAGTTATTGCCATCACGTCTCGTGACCTTAATAACCAGACTGTCATTCTCGTTAACCTTTACATATATAGCTCCCTGAATCTTCTCTTTAAGTTTCGCCTGTAAGTTCATACTAAATAAATATTCATAATCTGTCACAGTTTTGCCCTCCTTTTCTACTAAAGGAGTTGTTTTTGACGCGGCTTTCTGAATCATTTCTTTTTCTCTCTTTCTTTTGGTTCGGCTCTGCAACAAAAACTGTTGTCTTGGATAATTACTCCGCTGTTCCATAAGCTACAATATACATTCCCTCCTGTTTTAGTCGGTTCGCCATAGCAATACTTACAATCAATGCAGTAGCATTTAGCTAATGGTGGATCGTCAAATCGATGTTTTATCATGTATTCATATCGCTTAGCATATATGCATTCTGCTATAAAATCATGCAATTTTATGACTGAGATCATAACGATTCCTAAAACAAACACAATTGATACTAATACACCGAGTATGAAAAATAGATCTTTTAAATCACTTACTTCCATCCAGCAAACTTCCTTTCACTAATCCTCTTTCTTTTCCAACTATAATAATTACTATTGCCTGTAATAATTCAAAACTAATTTTCTGATTACATCGAGGTAGAACGTAATACAATCGCTTATCATTTTTTGCGGCGTCATATACTTTACGAACGAATTCTTTTTGAAAGTCCGTTAAAGAAAACTCGCAAACTTTTTCAACAAACTCAACAATATCCATATCATTTACTCCCATCCAGCAAACTTCCTTTCGTTGAATTTTTTCTTCCTATTTAAAGCTTTAGTTATTGCCATATCAATTCCAGATCTACTTTTTAAATGATAAAAATATAAATCATGGAACGGCGTATTCAAACGATCTATCCGTCCACACGCCTGCTCAGTAACTTTGTAACTGTAATTTTGAGAGAAAAATATAATAGTATCAGTCTTAATACAATTCCATCCCTCACATCCAGCCGTATACTGAACCAAATATATCCATCGCTTGGCATCTGGCACTGGTTGGTGCGCATGTCCAGACCATTCAGCAACTTCATATCCTATATATTCGTCATCGCTAAATAAATGCAGTAACATTTCCCGTTCGTAATCAAAATTGTAAAATATAATAGCCCTTGGGACTTTCTCTAATATCTCCATAAGAGCTACCACACGAGATTCATCAGTATTTACAATTCTTCTCAAAATATAACAAAGCTGAGAAGCCTGCTGAATAGGCTCATCTTTATATGGGTCCCATCTGTTTCTCATAACATCTTTGTATTTTGGAATATCATAAGATACACTAATATCAATATGATGCTGAACAGTATGTCTGTGAAAATCCATATCAATAAGAATACTGTTTCGTAATCTTATTAATCTGCCAGTATTCAGATATCGGTCTATTTGCGGATATTTAGTAAATCTGGAATATACCACATGCTCTCTGCAGAACTCCGTTTTATTTTTATAGAAGCCGTTCGCCACAAATACTGGAATATAATCAGCCCAACAATCTCCAGGAGTTGCTGATAATATAATCCAGTTGTTGTTTTTAGCGATTTTCTGAAATGCTTTTACCCAAGCTCCCGATCCAGTGACCCGATCTTCGTCAAATATAAAGAATCCTCGTTGAATCTCGCTATACTTCTTTATATTATTCCAAGAATCTATCACTACGATCTGTCCTGGATATAATTCATTTTTATCTGGATGTACGGACATTCTGTAATTAGCCAATTCAAAATCCCATTCGTGAGAATCTCTTTTCATCGCTGTTGTAATAATGTAAAGATCCTGAGGGTTCTTCATTGGTACAAATTCCTGATTAACAAAACTGCCACCATTCTCTTTGAAATAATAATAGAGACCAGTCCTGGATTTACCAGAACCAGTCCCTCCGTTGAGAATACAGCCATTTTTCATTTTATTAACGGCTTCCATTTGATAGTCACGTAAGAAGTCTGTCATTACTTATATCTGTCCGCGATGATACGTCTAGCGAGAACCTGTATAAACCATTCGTCAGATATATTATATTTTTTTCGAACCATAGCGTACACTTTATCAGTATATCTAATCATGAATCCCCAAACATCTTTCCCGTTGCGATCAACACGTCGTTTACCAAGTAATTTTGTGAAGATTGAGCATAATAATGTCGCAGGTCTATCCGCTAATTTAACATTAATTTTTCGTGTGTTCATATACATTACCTCTTTTCATTTTCAGTCGCCTCCAACATAATTCCACAGTTAATAGCCTTTACAGCAATAAAAGCACTGCTGAGTTCTTTCGAGATTCGATAAGCGGTGTATCCGAAGATTCCCGCTATAATAATTCGTGTTGTATTATTCATAAGCATTCTCCCGTACATAAAAATAATTAACGTCAACACCTAACACACTCGCAAGATTAGCCAAATATGATGCATTTGGTACTCTGCTTCCATTCTCCCATCGAGATATAGTTACCTCAGTTACACCAATCAATTTGGCTAATTTATGTTGAGAGAAACCATTTTTCAATCGAGCAATATAAATATGTTCCCTCGCAAATCTATATTTTCGCAATTTACTTATTCCTCCCCACTGAAATCTATTTCTACAAAATATTTTCCAGATTCTGGTTCATACTGCAGCGGATAAATGGCATATCCTTCTTCCATAAGGTATGATAAACTATTGCCAAATTCATCTCCATGCCAAGTATCAACATCTTGCAAATCGCAGTTTTCAACATACATTAAATGATTCGCCATAACCGTTGCAAAACGATTCGTGTGACCCATATTATCAGATTCCATTTTTGAACGCAGACTATCTGAATCAAGATTTCCAATGTACAGAATTACTTTTCTATAGTTAAGATCTTCAACAAAATCATCAATATAACGTTTCATATTTTATTCCTCCGGATGCTCTTCTTCAGCCATTCTTGCAGCAAATCTATCAATTTCCTGAGTAACTTCCATCGCCTGCAGATAAGCAGTTCGTCCTGTTTTGCCGTTGACCTCCCAGTCATAAGGTTTGATGTCCAGATCTACTGAACGAATATCAATATCATCGAGCATGGATACCACATCCTCATCCAATCTATTAGCGCGATCACCTGTCACAAGATAAATCTGAGGTCCGCGATCATTGAATTTAACTTTGATTGGAAGATACATGAACGGTTCTTCACCCTCTTCTCTCGGCTCTTTAATCTTCACGTTCCAACCGCGACTGATAAGTTCATCTGCCAGATCCTGAGTCGGAATAATCATAGCGAAGTTACGATCTCCTTCACGATTGAATTTGCTACCCTCTCCTCTGAAGTTTCTGTAGATAATTCTTGTGTCGTTAACCTGTAAAATATCTCTTGGTGCAAATGTAAGTTCCATAATCTTTTAATCTCCTTTAATCTTAAAATATAAAAGCCCAGCATTAGCCAGGCTTTGTTTCAATCTGTTACACATTCGAACTTATGTGTTCTTCTATTATATTTGTAAATTTTTTCTGTTAAACAATCACTACTTGGGGTTACCTCACGAAGAGTGTCCCTCAGAACGAGTTTCAAATCTTTCGGAGCAACTCCTGATCCTGTGCTATGAATCATAACTTCATGGATGCTGGTGAATACCATGTAGAAATCGGAATCCAACAATTCGGATATTTTTTCAGCTACACCAGGTAAGAAAACTGCAATTGCCCCGTTCGTTTTTCTTGTGGTGCTGAGTGTGTTTCCGCTAAACGATTTATCTAAATCGCAGATATCCTCATCATTCATAAAACTCTCACCTGCATAAGATTCATCACATAATACACCTTCCCACTTATAGATTCGTGGCGGCGTTAAATAATAAGTGTTTTTAATAGCTTCATTGAAAATATCATTCTCATTTTTACCCCATTTTTTAACCATAAATTTGAGGATTTTAGTACTGACAATACCGTATTCATTCTCGTCCACTATTGCACAGACTGTAAAAGCAATATCTCCGAAAGTTTTGTACACGACATTCCTTAATATATCAGCATTTCTGCCATAATTAATTAACCGCACAAACAGTCTGTTTTTGGCAGTATCATAATCCATCAGTTCTATGGTTTTATCGTAGTATATGTTATTGTTTTTTGCATGAAGCACATCATTACTAATATAATTGACAATAGCATTAAGTTTAGCTCCATCCTGATATGCTGTGTAAAGTTCGTCTACATGCATACTACAAGCTTCGTAAACGCCATCATGCTCTGCTAATATAATGTTTAATCTGTCTTCATTTCCTTTTACAAATTTGATATTCTCCAATGAAATATTCGTAATGTCGTGAATACCATTTATAAGCTGTTCGATAAATAATTCATAATTCTTATCCATAATGATTCCTCTCTTTCTGGAAAATAAGTTGGAAAGTTGTAAATATAAAACAAAAGAGCCTCAGCTATTTTAGCCAAGACTCTTAGTTTTCATTGTTTAAAGTCGATATTTGCATATCTAATTATTTTATAAAAATCTTTCAGAGATAACTGCGCTACACCGTATTCGCAATGCTCACAATTGCCATCACATCCTACACTGGCAGTTGAATTTCCAACCATGTTCGGATGACCACAATACATATCTACGGTGTATTTGACATCTCCTTCTTTATTTTTTAAATAATGTTTCATAAACATACCTCCTTAATTTTCTTCTCATTAAAGAGCCTGTTTCTTACGCGAAAGGTATTTCTTCTTCATAGCCATCTGGAATATTCATGAAGTCTGGTAATGGTTTTTCTTTAGCAATATAAGGATCGTCCGATACAAACCATTCGTAATCGCCATATTTAGATATTGCCTCAATAGCATCATTAACCAATGCATCATAAAATGAGCGGTCGATAATATCGTCATTATTTCCGTTAATAATTTCAGCCCCAGCAATCTTTTTCTTTTCTCCGGTCTCTGGATTGATAACTTCTACATCTTCGTCGGCTTTCTTTAAGAACTGCTCCGATTCAAGCCAACGGTATCCAGTCGTGCCTGTCGCTGCGTAGAATTTACCATTCTGCTCTCTAACAAGTAAACCTCCACCGCAACCCGGTTTAATCGGACAAAATTCCCCAACCTTTCCTACGAATTGTCTATTATGACCATCGTTGATCTGCTCTTGAAGAACTGCCGCTTCTGGTTCAAAAGTAGTGTCTGAGATTTTACCTTTCTTGTAATCGGATTCCAACTTCTCCAGTTTCTTCTCGTATTCAGATACATCAGGAAGTTTTTCATTCATATCCAAATATAAAGCTGATTTCACGGAGAATGTCTCCCTCATATCATTAATGGTTGTTGGTTCTTTACTGAAGCAGGTTTTGAATACATATGGAACTGCAAACTGTTTACCAGTAGCTGTCCATGGATCATTTTTATGTTTTCTGTTATCTCCCGGTGCATATCCGTAAAGAGCTTCACAACCCTCTGGATCTTTGTACTTAGCGATATAAACCGCATTATTTACCAGACACATTCTGTCATATGTAGCCTCATGCTCGAATGTATAACCGTACTTCTTACCAAAGTCCATAACGAACTTAATGATTTCTGGTGTCGCATCCGGAATCTTAATCGAATCTGTTTTGATATGAGCAACGGTGAATCCACGTTTCTGTACCTCATGTTTAAGATCCACCATGAACAGAGCGCCTCGCTTAGCGACAATGTTATCCTTGTTTCTAACATCATGGAATGGATTAGAGAATGTCGCCGAGGTAAGACCGTATACAGAGTTGATCGCAGTCTTCAATGCGTTAGCCAAATCCTTAGATGTTAACTCACCATCCTTAACCCTCTGAATATATGGCTTGAGTTTACCATCCAGCATTTTATCAACCTCATCCCAAGCTTCATGTTTAATGCTTACACGTCCTTCAACAATATCGCGATATGCCTTCGTGTATCTGACACCAAATAGACATTCAGCAATGGTACTATGAGGATGCATTGATGCAATATCAAGAAGAGCGACATTACCATACATACCTGGTTCAGCATATACATATCCGCCTTCGCCGACTTCTTCTCCACGATATGTAGAAACACCATTCTCATATTTATATCCCGGAAAATATGGTAAAAGAGAACCAGCTTCTCCATGTGTCTGAGACATCATTTCCGGACAAGCTTCTTCCAGGAAATCGCGAGTCTCTTCATCCATCTCGAATACTGGCTCTGCTAAATTACGATAATTAAATTCGTTCTGAGGATTCTTATTGTTCCCAAATATAAACTTAGTTGTTAAGGTGTTGGTGGTATCATTTACTGTTAAACCCGCCAGGTCAGCAAGAATCTCTCTGGCTAACCAGTCAGACTGAAGATAATTCCATGCTGCTTCGGTGGCAAGAACATCATTATCACAATACTCTGCTACTTTTTGCCATAACTCTTCAGGTACCGGTTTATCCCATGGAAGTCCAAGCTCCTGATGATGAATACCCATTTCGATTTCCAGTTTCTTCAGACTCTTTTTATTACCAGCTGAAGCGAAATCGTAAATATCAGTATATGAGATATTATACGCTTCACCGAACAGATATTTTCGACTTTCACCTTTGCTGCTATTTATAATCTTCTGTGATAAATCATAAATCTCTA